GGGAGCCTTAGATGCTCAGCGATGAGTGTCTTTGAATCTTTATAGGAGGTTTATCTTGTGCCACAGACAGGAGATGGTAATTCGACCTTAAGTCCTCGTGACTTGAGGCGCTTCCGCCGATTTGAATTCTTCGGTAGAGGTGCCCCTCGTCCTAGAAGGGGAGCCGTTGGATTCGGGCTTGCTGGTCTCCTAAATCCGAAAATCGAGTTCGAAAACATTCGAAAACGACGACGGAGGCGGGGACGTAAAAGCAAACGCGTTTACTTCGGCGCGTACTCTAGACATAGGGTTCGCGATCTCGATTCTGCTTTCTTTATTAACAGAGAGCGGGATCGAACCATTCTAGGTGCCACTGTACTGGGTAAGCTTATCCAGTTACAGGACGGGAAAGTACTTCCCGGGCTCGGCGGCAAAACAACCGCCGGTAGTGACTTAAAGCCTTCCCTCCATCTTCAGGAGACTTGGGATCAAACGAACCCAGGCCCTCCTTACAGAGGTGGGGGACCTTTTAGGTCCATTGTTTACAATCTCCCTGCATCACGCAAGGTAGGATACGGAAGGTATACTGGACAGAGGCCGTCTGGTCTCCAGTCCACCAATTACGGTGTGTATACTGGTTCCTTCGTGGACAATGGCTTTTGGCTTGGGTTGTCGTACGATAACCTTAAAGCCACTAGCTTTTCCAGTTTTTCCAACCTGTCTGAGTATGACAAGCGGGCTTGGGATCAACTCAAGCCGACCATACCGAAGGCAAACTTGGGGCAGTTCTTGTATGAACTGAAAGATTTACCTGGCCAACTAATGACATCGGCACGAGCTCACTATAACTCGTATAGGGAAGTTCTTCAACTTCAACATACTGAGTTTCGTGAGGTCGGCCATCATATTGGCCTTGATGGGGTTTACATCCCGGTCATGCAACCAAAAGAGATTGCTGACCATTTCTTAAACCACAATTTCGGTTGGGTCCCTTTCCTCTCTGATGTTCAGAAATTGTTCGATACTTGGAACAATTCAGTCACCTATCTCAGCAATATCGTTAGAGATAATGGTGTCTGGGTGAAAAGGCGCAAGTTATTAGAAGAGAGTGAGGATGTGTCGGCAGAGGCTATGTCTGGAGTCGATAGCGGAACTATCCCCTCATCAGAGATGAGGGATCCGCTCGGCTTCAGCATGTGTGCTCCGATGACACTTGGAGGTGCTACTCAACGTGGCTTTTGCCTATTCCAATCTATAACCAAAAGAAAGGTCTGGGCTACTGGCCAGTTCAAGTATTACCGCCCGGAATTTGATATTCGGTTGTTCGATCAAAAGTCGTTCGACTTAATGAATGCCATACGTCGTAGAATTACTTTGTATGGCTTGAATATCACTCCGACTCTCATCTACAAGATAACGCCCTGGAGTTGGCTCGTAGACTGGTTTACCGGTCTAGGATCCTATGTTCAGCGTCTTGACGATTTCGTTCAAGACGGGATCACCTCCAGAGGTCTGTACGTTATGGAGACCAGCGAGAAAGTTATGACGAAGACCTCGTTACTTAACTTCTACTCTGGCCCGGTTACGTTGCAATTCCAGCGTAGCTTGCACATGAAACAGCGCAAACTTGCAGACAGTCCTTATGGGTTCAACGCGCCTTGGCAATCTTTATCGCCAAAGCAATGGGCAATACTCGGAGCGATCGGCATAAGCCGGTCGGGATCTGGGTATATCTCCCGTGGTGCATAGTCCCCTTTGATCCTTGAGAAAGATCAGAGTTCATCACGGTTAACTTCTCCAACTTTCAGGAGGTCAACTACATGTTATCCGATCCACAGACGATCACTGTAAATGCTGTAGCAAAGGTGATGCCGAAGATCTTGACGGATGGCAGTCATGCCATCTATCAGCTCTCGGACCAAACCTTTACTTTGGATGTTCGCCATACCTCGGTGAAGAAAGACAAAAAGTCTCGCATCAAGAGTTTGGTGACGTTCACCCAGCGCGCCGTGGTCGCGGATCCATTGACGTCTGTCAATGATTTCGAGACCCTCGTCGTGTCTACGCAGATTGACCGGCCAGCTGCCGGTTTTACTTCTACGCAGACGCAGCAAATGGTTACCGGCTTTCAGAGCTGGTTAAATTCCACGATGGTGGACAAACTATTTGGTCAGGAATCTTGAGTTGTCCAGCGCGAACAGTTCGTTCGCGAAGGATATAGGTTTTTCGTTTCTGGCGAACTTCGTCCAGATGCGAGATTCCGTCAAGGTTCAGGCCAACTATGTAAGGTCCAACCATACCTACTCTATGGCTTAGATTATGAGTTCGAGAAACAGCCTCAATCATACGATCAAGTAGAGGTTTTATATCTACTTGACCAAGTGAATGAGTTCTGTCTCGGTCTCAACTTCTGGCGTAAGAAATGGTATAGTGGGCTTTGTCTTTCAAATGAAGGAGATGCAAATGATTAAATTGCAAAAGCTACTAAAAGCAGCTCGTGCAACTTCAGATGCTATTGGTGTCCTCGAGGCTTCCGGGGTAAACGTCGATAAAATCGTCGGTATCTCGAATGCACAAGGACCCCATGCTAGGGTTCTGCAGAGCACTATCAGCAGTCTTGCTGAAGCTCTCGCAGACCTAACAGGGCACAGCGTCAACGGCACCGATAAAGAACTTGTCGATGCTAGTCGATTGCTTTCTGCCCCAACTCCTCCGAAGAAAAAGACGCCCAAGGCCAAACGTGGTCGGGGATCGTCTGCCTCTTCTCAGAGGAAGGATAATGTGTAGCTGGATGTCGACCTACCGTTGAGGTGGGCAACATGAAAAGCCACACAAGTGACTGGCTGGAAGTCGCGTACACCGTCTATAAAGATGCGTGTGACGCGTGTGTCGCTGAGGTCTCTCATCGTGACCTAAAGACTATAAGGTCACGTGTCAATGATGAGGGCATCTCGTTTTTAACGATTACCCTACCTTCTTTTGCATCAGACTTTGAAAGTTGTCTGGAGCAAAGGAGGATCGACCCAACACTCTTCCGATGTTTCAGGAAGAGTGGAGCAATCCCTGCTTTTCTGCAAGGTATGCTCGGTCGCATTTTTGACAAAGAGACAGGAAGGATTAACGATGTTGAAATTACTAATTCCCCAGATACTATCGCTTCTCTTGTTGGAGCTATACGGCAAATTTGCCTTAGCTTCAAGAAAGTGGAGCTACCGTGCACCCCCGAGAGGGAGCGCGCGGCTCTGGAGAATTTCATCGCTACTGAACACTCCTTTGAGATGTTCGCGTTGCCGAGAGAGCAACAAGAGAAGTTTTACCTTGTTTGCTCTATGCTTTGGGGTAACGTCCTGCGTACTATACGCTTGGACTCGTTACTTCCTAGGCATGGACCCGGCGCCACTGCCGAACGAGCTTCTGGAAATCAGAAGTTCGTTTGGAAGCGTTGGCACCATCGGCTCGAGCCTTATCTACCTCTCATTGATAGTGGCTACCCTATTTCTTGTGGGGAGCTTCCTTTTCGTGGGAGTGAGCTCGAGCTTGTCGAGATGGTGTTTGAGGATATGGAACAACCCGTCAGGGTTACTCCTGTCCCCAAAACGCTCAAAGGACCCAGAATCATCGCAATAGAGCCCTGTTGCCTTCAGTTTGCGCAACAAGGGATTCGCCGGGAGTTATACTCTCGTATCGAATCATACTGGATTACTAGAGGTCACATTAACTTCCGTGACCAGTCTAGGAACCAGAGCTTGGCGATGAGTTCGTCGTTCGATGGTCGATTAGCAACGATCGATCTCAAAGATGCTAGTGACAGAGTCCCTCTGGATCTCGCATTGGAGATGTTTCAAGGGAATCCCGATCTTAGGGATTTTATCGAAGCATGTCGTTCGACACGCGCGGAAATGCCAGATGGGACCGTAGTTGGTCCCTTGCGCAAATTCGCGTCGATGGGTAGTGCTCTTTGCTTTCCGGTGGAGGCGATGTACTTTTACACTATATGTGTAATCGCACTCCTCGAAGAGCAAAACCTTCCTGTAAGTCTCTGGAATATATTTCGTGTTTCCAGAGACGTCTACGTTTATGGTGACGACCTAGTTGTCCCCGCAAGCGTAGCGACTGCTGTTCTAGATCGGCTGCGAGAGTACAATTGCAGACCGAATGACCGTAAGACTTTCTATCGTGGAAACTTTAGAGAGTCCTGCGGAGTTGACGCGTACTTAGGTAGATCGGTAACACCGACTTACGTGGGTACGGCGTTTCCCAAGAACAGGCGGCAAGTACATGAGATCTTATCATGGGTTGCGACGGCTAACCACTTCTTTGCGAAGGGTTATATCCGCACCGCCCTATCGGCCTTTGATAGGCTCGAAAAGATACTGGGGGAACTTCCCTCTGTATCGGAGACATCTCCTGCACTTGGTCGTAATCACCACTGGATACCGCGAAAACCGCCCGTTAAGAGGTGGAATCCGGAATACCAGTGCCTTGAGATAAGGTGCTGGGTACCAGGGCCAGTTTATCGCACTGATGAACTGGACGGTTACGCTGCTCTTCAAAAGTGCCTAATGAGGTTAGAAGGCCGTGAGGCCCCTGAACCTTACAAGACACGATCGAAGTTTCCTATCGATTCGTTTCTTGAGCGAATAGCCCAAGAAGCGGCGATGGACGTAGATCACTTGAAGCAATCCGCGCAGCACGGCGCTGCCACAATTAAACGCCGGTGGGTGCCTGTCGACAAGGCAGGCATATCGGTCTAAACCGACCTGGGGGGAACCCGTTCCTTTCAGCTTCGAAGCATTTAAATTATAGAACCTGAACCGGAAGCAATAGGATGGGTCCACTCTACGGGGATTAAATTCCTTCGTAAACGAGCGGTTCCAATTCATTGCCGCCTGCGAGATGCGGGCGCGGTAAAACGGTCTATAACCCAACCCCCGTAAGGGGTGTTGGTGGCTTCTGGCTGGTTGG